GTGTTTCATTTGCAGGAGCTGGAAGAGAATTTAATAATCCGTGTATTTATAAGACTTCATTTACTACTACAAATGATTCTTATAAAGGAATTTCAAATGCTACCTATTTGTATTCGGTATTAATCGGCTCAGCTTCGCCGGGTGGTTTGCTATGGTTATATGATTGTTACGGTACTACAATGACAGCACATTTTACAGTTATAGATCTAAATTCTCAAGGACAATATACTTACAATCTCCATCTATCTTCAGGATTGACTTATAGGACTTCCGGGAATTCTAATGGCTTAAATATAATTTATAGGGGGACATGGTAAAATGAAAAAATTTGAATTTGTAGTAAAGAAAGCATTTAGATATGGCACTAAGACTTATATGCCGGGAGTACACATAACCGAGAAAGACAATATATCTATAAATGAAATTAAAAACAAAAGAAAATGGAGTTTTATTCTTCCGGTAAATGATGAAGCCAAAAAACTGGTAAATGATAAGATTTTCAAACCTCAAGGCGAAACAGGGGCTACAAAGAATCCCGAAGTTGCAAAAGAACAGGAAGAAGTAACACCAGAACAGGCTAACGCACAGGAACAGGGCATCCCGCAGGCCCAGGAGGGCGTACAGACGCCCGGAGGCGTTCCTGAAGAACCACAGGGAATCCCTGCAGAACCACAGGGACCAGAGGAAACAAAGGATCCGGAACCCCCGGGTGCTCCAGGTAAGGTCAAAAAAGGATCCATAAAAGACAAGGTTAAAAAGATTTTCAAGAAAAAATAGGAGTTTAATATGGCTTTTACTGGTTATTCTACTGCTACTGAAGTAAGAGATTTACTTCCTAAGGTAACTACAGTTGTAATGGGAGATACTGCGGTTGAAACGAAAATAACTGATGCTGATAGAATGATTAATACTAAATTAGGAAATAAATATACAGTACCATTCTCTACTTCATCAGTACCTCCATTGATTAATACTCTTTCAAAAAATATTGCTGCTTATTTTGTGATGCGGACCGTATTTACTAAAGATGGACAAAATAAGAACGAATGGACAGATACCTTCAAAGAAGCCATAAAACAATTAAATGAATTAGCTGAAGGTAAAGGAGTAGTACTGGATTCTTCAGGTAATGAATTAACAAGAGCAAGTGAGCCCATAGAATCTACTACTCAAAATTATCATCCTGTTTTCAATATGGATGCTCCGGAAGATTCAACTATAGATTCTGATTTATTAGATGATATTGCTACTGAAAGGGAAAACGATTAATGATAGATTTTAAATTTGAGGGTTCACCTCAGTTAAAAGAGTTTGTTTTATCAATGACTAAATATCTTAAAAATCCCAAAATTACTTTTAAGAAATGTTCTTTGATAATGCTTAAGGATATAGATAAACACTTCAAGAACGAAGAAGGACCTGATAGGAAATGGCCGGACCTTAAACCATTAACTATATTAAGACGTAGAAAAGAGGGTAAGGGATATAAAATATTACAGGACACTGGGACCTTAAAAAATTTACCCAGTCCAATAATTTCAAAGACCGGCGCTGAAGTGGGAACAAATATTGTTTATGCTCGCGCACATCAAGAGGGATATGAGCCTAGAAATCTTCCTCAAAGAACTTTTATATGGTTATCAGATGAAGCAGAAAGAAATATAATGGATATATTTATTTTGGATTTAAGACACGCAGGAGATAATAGACAATGAGCTTGACCTCGCCAAAAATACCCTATAACACTATACGAGATGCATTAATTACATTATTTCAAAACAATAAAACCGCTCTAAATGTGGGATTAACTTCACCAGGAGGAACATTTACTAACAATGCTCAGATTGTATCCGGTGACCCTAGGATAGTTCCTATCCCAGATACAGTATATCCAGTAATAATGGTGAAGATATCCCGGAAGACCGAAGAGTTTATTGCTCTGGGTAATTCAGGAAGAAAGCGGCCAGTAGTAAGATTTTATATTTTTGCTTTAACAATGGATTTAGCCGGTACACCGGATACAGAGATTATGACCTTAGTAGGGAATATAGAGGGGATTCTTCGGGATAATATCAAATTTGATAGTAATATTGAATATTCAGATTTAGGAGATGCGGACTGGGGTTATGGAGTAGGAGAAAACGAAACTTATGTCAATGCAGTACAAATTTCACTAAACTGTTACTTAGAGGTAAAATGAAAAAATTACTAATTATTGGTTTATGTTTATTTTGTATATCAAATTGTTTTGCAGGACAAGTATTTGAGAATTTTAAAGTAGATACAGATAAGACGGTCGGTATTGTTTTGATAGGTAGTAGTGTATATTACGGATTAATTATTGTAACTCCAATTAGTTATGCAGTAGGAACTGTTGGTTTAATTAGTGGAATTGGATTGCTTTTTGGATTGTTTTAAGAAGGAGGACAAAGAATGAAAACAGTTGTTTATGATGGTGTATTACTTAACGGGAAAGCTATATTACCCGACGGAAGAATTTTAAAGGTTGTTAAAGGAATTACCGAAATTAATGTATCAGATGAACACGCAGAATTACTTTTAAAAACAGGGAATTATAAACCTCCAATGAATAAGGAATTTAAATATTCAGAAATAAAAAAAGACATACCGATTACTAAGAATTCTATTAAAAAAAATAAAGAAAAAACTACAAAAGGAAAAGGGGGTAAATAATTATGGCATCAGGATTTGGATATCTCGGAGCAATACTTGGATTCGGTGAAGAAACAGTATATGGAACAGCAGTAGCAGTAACAAAATTTCTTGAATTAAATGTAGACTCCTTAGATTTAGAAGAAGATAGACTTCATAGCGGAGCAATACCTGCAGTTTATAATGATGATGATGAAGTAATACGCGCTGGAATAAATCCCGGTGGAGCAGTAGGATTTGAAATGCGTTATGAGGGTATGGAGGTTTTACTCAAACACGCTATGGGTTCTGTATCTACTGCCGAAGTAGCTTCATTTACTGTAGATGCAACTAATAATAAAATAAATTTTAATATAGGAGCGGCTGAATTAATTGGAACTCTAGTTAATGGAACATACATTGCTGGGACAACTCAGGCAACCGCAGCATCAATGTGTAAAATGATTTATGATGCTATAGTAGCTGCCGAGGCGGAGGGAACCTATACAGTTTCATTTTCTCCTACTACAAAGAAATTTACTATAACACGTTCGGCGGGAACATTTGAAATATTATGGAAAACTGGAACTAATGGGTCCGATGGAACAGATACTCACTGTGGAACATTATGCGGATTTTCCGATGCGGCTAATGATACTGGAGTATTAACTTATACATCTGATACGGCAGTAGTTAGTTTATATGACCATACATTTACATTAGCAAATGATTTACCAACAGGCTTAACATTAGAAGTAGACCGGGACCTTAAAGCATTTACTTATGAAGGTTCAAAAATCACGGGATTAAAAATGAATATAGATTCTGGTGGATTTCTAATGTGTAATCTGGATATTGTAGCTAAAGAAGTAACTAATGCCGCCGCTACATCTCAGACACTTCCAACAGCGGGGTTAGTTAATTTTACTCAGGGAGCAATTACTTTTGGAGCTATTGGAGCTATAAATATAACTAAATTAGATTTTTCTCTTAATAACAATTTAAAAGTTGACCGTAGATTTATTGGTTCAAGAAATAGAGCCGAGCCAATTAGAAATGGTAAAAGAGAAATTACTGGGACATTTAATTTAGAATATACTGATGAACTTCTATATGATGATTTTAGAGCTGCTACTTCCCGGGCGCTGGCGGCAACATTTACGGGGGGAATTATAAAAGCGGGATTTACATATACAGTTACTATTACTTTTGGACAGGTAAAATTAACAAAGGCTTTACCACTTAATAGTAGCCCGGGCGTAATAATGTATGATATTCCATTTAAAGCTTATGCAGCTGATAGTTCAACATTAGAATTTACAATAGTAATAAGAAATACAATAGCTTCAGTATCTGCATAAATTTAATTAAAAAATAAGGGGGTGAATTAAGAATGAGAATTGAAATTGATACTAATGGATATGCCGATGAAACTAAAATTTTAATTAATGGTAAAACTCCGCCTGAATTAACTGAATTTAATTTGACAATTCGGGCGGGAAGAAAAGTTAAATTACAAATGACCAGAGATGACAAAAAGGGTCAGCCCGAATTTATATCATATTTTGGGGATGACTTTAAGAAAATGGACGAAGTTCAGCCCATAAAAAAATAATAAAAAGGAGAATTAAAACAATGGAAGAAACAAAGAAAATTACATCAGCAAATGAGTATAAAGAAACAAACTGCAAGACAAAATTAGTAGAACTTCCTTCTGGAGCAGTATTTGAAATCAAGAAAGTTACCCAGAGAGATTATTTAATTGAGGGTGGAAGTGTAATTAATGATTTTGCAGAGGTTCTTTTATCGGGAGAAAAAAAAGAAGTATTACTTGAAAAAATAAAAGCTAAACTTGTAAAAATGACCTTTGAACAAAGAAAAGAATTTGAAAAACAACAAAAAGAATTTTTGGACAACATAATTATTAGAGGAACAGTTAATCCGAAAATCTCTATTATTCTCCAGCCCGATTCACTTCTTATTGATAATATAAATGATGATGATTATTTTAAATTAATAGAAGAAATAAAAGATATTTCTTCTTTGGGGGGTAATGTTTCCCTTGACTCCTTTTGTAAAGAGTCAGATGCCAGTAATGCTGGATAGTATAGGAAAAAGATATGGAAAGTTGCCTCACGAGTTATTAGATGTTCCTGGTTTTGATTTATTAATAGATTATGTTTGCTTACAAAAAGGAATAGAAGCAGAAAACAGAAGAACGAGGAAATAAATGGCTGATAGAAATTATGATGTTTCAATTCTTTTGGGTTTAGTAGATAAAGCAACCCCGGGACTGGATAAATTCAATAAATCAGTTGTCAATGGAATGAAGACTGCGGGGCTTGCCTTATCAGGATTGGCCATCGGTGGCGTGGCATTGATATCGTCTCTTGTGAGAGAAGCATCAAAGCAGGAAAAGACAACATTATTATTAGCTCGGGCAATGAAAACCGCTAACTTATATACAGACCAAGGATTAAAATCTAATCTGGATTATGCTGAGTCGCTATCAAAAGTCCGGGTAGCTACTGATGATGAAATTATTTCTATTCAAACTGCATTAACACGATATGGTACTCACGGGGAAATGCTTAATAAATTAACAAAGGCAACAATAGATTTGGCTACTGCAAAAGGAATGGATTTAACTTCTGCGGGTGAAATGGTTGCAAAGTCTATAGGGACAGAAACTAATGCTTTAATGAGAGAAGGTGTAGTTATTGAAGGTGCAGCAGGTTCAACCGAAAGAATGACTAGTGCAGTAAATAGTCTTACTAAATTATTCGGTGGTGCTGGCGAAGCTTATGCAAAATCTTTTTCAGGACAAATGACTATTTTATCAAACAGAATCGGTGAATTAAAAGAACGAATTGGATTTGCTTTAATGCCTACAATACAAAGTTTAATGAGTATTGTAGAAAAAATCATAACTTGGTTTGAGAAATTATCTGATGGAACACAAAAAGTTATAGCAAATTTTTTAATCTGGACAACCGTTATTACAGGAGCAACTGGTGCAGGATTTACATTTTTGGGTTGGTTACCTCAAGCTATTACGGGGCTTATAAAATTTGGTTCTACATTAGGAACTATAGTATTAAGAATAAATCCTGTAATATCTGGACTTTTAATAACAGTAGCAGCTATAGCAGCAGTAATGGTTGTAGTAGATGAATGGAATAAAAAAACAAATGAATCTAATGCAATCAGAGCAAAAGAACTAACAACTATTCAGGGGAAAATTGCATTAATGAAAAAAGAGAAAGAACAAATTATAGAAAATTGGAAAGCAAATAAAATATCCGAAGAAGAAGCAATTTCTTTATTAAAAAAAAGGCAGGTAACTATTAATCAATTAGTTAAGGAATTAAAGAAATCAAATCAAAAAGAAAAGAAAATAAATAAAGAAAAACTTGATAATGAAAGACGCTTATATTTTCAAATAGGTTTATTTCAAGATACTGCATTAACGAAAATGAAAGGATTCTTATTGAATGGTTTAACAAAAACAAAAAAAGCGACGGGACAAATTTATGAAACCTGGCAAGATGTAGCGGTAAGGATAGCGGATAAATGGCAGGCATTATCATCGGCATTGGGTGATGCTACAACTTCATTTCTTGATGTTGATTTAGTTAATATAGAGAAGCATAAGACTATAAGTTTAACTGCGACTGAAGATGAATATAATAAGAAAAAAGAAAATATTGAAAAAACTATAACCGATGAAGATAAAAAAACTAAAGCATTGGCTGGATTAGAAGAATGGTACCAGGGAGAAATATTAAGAATAAATACAAAAGCCGATGCTGAGGAATTAGCCGCAAAAAGAAAATATAAAGATTGGGCAAGAGCAGAAGCTTATATAAATTTAGGTGTTGCTGTTACGAAAGCATTTGCACAAACTGGAATATTAGGATTTATAACAGGAGCATTGGTAGCTGCATCTTGTGTAGCTAATATACAAAAAATTGAAGCTCAATCTTTTCAACACGGTGTTCAAGGATTTGAGGGAGGAGCCGCTTGGGTGGGTGAGTCGGGAAAAGAATTAGCTACATTTCCTCCGGGAACTAACATATATTCAAATCCTGAATCTATGAGTATGTTAGCTGGAACAAATGGAATTAATATAAATGTCTATGGAAATTATATATTAGATGAAATGGGAGCAAAGGGATTAGCAAAGAGAATCGGGAATGTTTTATTTTCGGAGTTAAAAAATAAAAGAAATGTATGACCTATTATTATACAGTTGTAGTGAAAACAACAGAACCAAATCGTCCCCAGATAGGTTGGCTTTGGATAAATCCTATTATAAGTCAAGCATATATATGGATAAAAAATGAGTGGTGTCCTATAGCAGGAGGCAATACAATTAATTCTTACGTCGAAGGAGTGTATTGGAGAAGCCAGATTGTTCAGGAAGCCGAACCCTCAGCTATAAATCAAATAATTGGGAAAATCTGGATTAAGGAAAGTATCAATCAAGCATTTATATATTTGGACTTCTGGCAGCCGGTAACCGGTGGGTAATAATAAGGTAAAATAATTATGGCATATATGATAAATTTTTCTGAAGTTGAACCTTCAAATAATGCAGTTGGTAAAGTCTGGATAAAACCCTCTATAGGCCAGGCATTTATGTATTTGAATGGACATTGGAATCCTTTTGCAAGCGGTGATAGTTATAGTTTTTCATATCCCTTGACAATATTTATTCGAGGAGTTGATAGAACATCAGTTTGTGAAATAGAGTCTTGCCAGAAAACCGATATAATAACAAATCAAGTAGATACCTTTAGTTTTAAACTATATGATAAAAATGCTGATATACAACCTACCCAGGGTGAAGAAATTATTGTATTCAGAAAAACATCGGAATCAGCCATTCCTACAAAATGGTTTGGCGGTGAAATAGAAAAAGCTACTCCTACCGAAAATGCTCCCGGACAAAGAAAATTTACATATCAAATAGAATGTGTAGACTATAGTAAAAGAGCTGGTAAACCCTTAATAAACGAAGTCTACGAAAATGATACTGAATTAGAAATAATTACACATATGTGCGATAATTATGCTACTGAATTTTCTTATAGTAATGTATTAACGACTTTGACAATAGACAAAAGAACCTATAATCGTAAATCCTTCCGGGAATGTTTGGAAGATTTAGCTCAATTAAATGGCAAAGACTGGTATATAGACTATGAAAGGGATATACATTATTTTAGTCAAGAAATAAATGTAGCTCCTTATAGTTTGACTGAAGATATTACTACTACCGGACATTATAAGGATTTAAGTATAGAAGTAGATAAATCACAATTAAGAAATGATGTAATAGTATATGGCGGAGTTTATCTATCTGATACCTATACTCAGGAAAAATTAGCTGATGGGGTTCAGATATCTTTTGCTTTAGATTACAATCCCAGAGGAACTGTAAAAGTTTATGTGGACTCAGGCGGCGGATATGTAGAGCATA